GTCGGTGCGAACCGCATCGTTGTCTACAGAACACAACGCCGTCAGACCCGCTTCGATCCACCAGCGGGTGTCGCCTACCTGGAGCGGCGTGACGTGATACGGCACGAAGTCGGACGCGCCGAAGGCCGTCGTGTGGCCCATGAACTTCTCGGCGTAGCCCTCGCGAAACCGCACATTGCGCCCATCCGAGAACGCATTGTCAGGCAGTTCGTGAGGCAGGCCGTCTTGCAGGACGCCCCACTCCCCGAGATTGTCAACGGTCAGGATCACGTCAGTTGATACTCGTAGGCGCAGGCAACGTAGTCCGTGCCGGCCTGGGAGGACGCCAGATTGACGACCAGTGACGAGTTGAACCGCAGCGGGTACGCGTGCGGCGGCTCCGCAGCGGCCGTATCCACGTCGCCCACTACGATCAACGCCCGCTTGTTCGCGGTCGTGGCGATGCTGTCTGAGGTCGCGTCGAACACCGTCACGCCGTCAACTATGACTTGACAGCGGATTGTGTGGGTCGGCGTCGCGCTGTTGGAATACGCAGCCAGCAGTGAAACCCACCCCGAGCCGGTGATGTTGATGACCGTGCCCAACTCGCCCGCGCCGAGTGCGCCGCTCGCAATCGTCGGCAGGTAGTTCGCTGCGATGATCGTCGAAACGCCGCCCGAACTCCAGTAATTCTTAACCTGGGTGGTCGCCGGGATGAACGATGCAACCTTGCGTCCCATGCTGTTATTCCTCGATGCCGTCGATCACAACATCGACGTTTGCACTGTCGGAGTACACCCAAATGGCCTGTTCCGAGCCCAGGATCTTGCCGGTGCGCTCGATCACGTTCCCAACGTTGCCGGCCGGCAGCAGCGGGATGTTGTATTCGAGATACATCCCCGACGCCATCGCCGCATTAGACCCGACTGCCAGCCGCACCTTCGCAACCGTCGTGTTGCGGTTGCAGATCGAGATATTGCCGATCCAGCGGTAGCCCGCCGGCACCTGATAGACCTTCGTTTCCGTCGTTGCCGACAGAGCCGTGGTCGCCTGTACGCCGTTCGCCATCAGTTGAAACTCCCGAAGAATATGGCCTTGCCCGCCGTCACGCCGCCCGTTGCACCAGCCACGGCAGACTGCACGAACTGAGTCGTTGCCACCTGGTTGTTATTCAACCCGGTGGATGGTGTCGGCGCGGTCACGGTGCCGGTGAATACGGGCGACGCCTTCTGAGACTGCACGAAGGCCGTAGTCGCCACCTGAGTCGAGTTCGTCGCAGCCGCAGCCGTGGGCGCGGTCGGTGTCCCGGTCATCGTAGGCGACGCGAGCGGCGCTTTGGCGGCCAGCAGGGACACGATGTTGGCATTCAGCCCGGTCAGGTAGTTGAGTTCAGTCTGCCCGACCGTCACGCTGCCGGTGACATAACCGAACGAGTTTCGCAGGACCGACTTCAAGAGCCGGAGATGATCGTCGCCCTCATAGGCTTCGTCCGTCCCGGCCGGCTTGGTCTGGTCGAGTTGGCTGATAAAACTTGCAGCTTCAACGGTCATCAGTAGCCTGCCTGAATGTCAAAGGTTGACGGTACGCCGATCTCAGTCTCGGCCACCTGATCGAGAACGCCAGAATCGCGCACCTCGCCGTAGTGCGCCTGCTCGACGGCTCGAGCGAACAGCGCCGCGAACTTCTGGAGCGCGTTGTCATCCTGCGTGTACACGGCGGCCTGCATCAGTGCGCCCATGATGTACACCTGCGGCATGTACTCGCTGACCCAGTTCTCCGCAGCATCCGCCTCGCTGGTGAGGTCATGCGTTGAATTGGTGATCGTGTTGTATTCGGCTTCCGCGAGTCGCAGGAACTCCGGCACCTGGGCCGCGAGGTCGCTGCGGTGCAGTCGCGCAATCACGGCCGCTTTCAGTTCGCCTAGTGTCATATCCCTACCCCGCCGCGTGTGTTCTGCTTCGTGTAAAGCGCCTCAGAGCCGAGCGAGTCAACGATGTGGTGAATGTCGAACTCGAGTAGCTGCGCCACGCCCGCATAGGTGTCGCCGCTGTCATTCCCGAGCCGCGACAGCGTGCAGAGCGCCATGCAGGACACGTTCATCCGGGTCATATCAATGTCATCGAACGGCCAGATCAGGTGCTTCAGGGCTGATCCGTCGTCCTGACCGAGCGGCGCAGGGGTCGATGAGGTCAGCGTCGTCGGGGAGTCGGTGAACACATCCCCGACGTTCGCGAACTCATAGGTAAACTGCCAGACGATGTTGCCCGCCCCCTCGGTCTTTTTCCGGGCGTGCAGGTGCGGGCGAATGGTGCTGCCTTCTCTCCAGGCGTGCGGCATCTGCACTTGAAACGCTATCGTGTTCACCAGCGTCGCAGAGAACTCCAGCGTGCCGTTGTCCTCGTTGAGCGTCGGCGGTGCCGACTGGCCGACTGGATTGATCGCAGTCGCCGGGAATCGCAAATCTTCCCACCGGTCGCCCTCAAAAAGGTGCGAATACCACTCGACTTGCCCTGTACTCATTTGATCGCCCTCAGAACGAAGCCGAACCTGTCGCCGTGTTCCTTAGCGGACAGGATCTCGAAATTTCCCTTGTACCAGGGGCGATAGTCCGCCATAGCGGTCGTGCCGACTTGGTTGACGTACTCCTGCTGCGACAGGAACATCAACGACCCGTCATTGATGACGCGAACATGCCCCGGATCGCCCCAGGCCCACATCGAGTCCCACATCGGGACCGTCCCGACGAAGTACCCGTCCGGTTTCAGGATGCGCCAGAACTCCTCGAACTGCGCAAAGAAGTACCGGAAGTCGCCCTGCCGCCCGCAATGCTCCAGCACCTCGTAGGCGTGGATTTCATCGAACTGTCCGTCCTCGAATGGATACGGAAGTTCGTTCAAGTCATGCACCACATCCGGCTTAACGGACGGGTCCATATCGAGCGTGACCAGTTCCTTCCAGTCGCCCTCGGAACCAGCAAACCGCACCAGTTTCTTGCGGTCATTGCCGCAGCCGATCAGCAGTTCCATCAGGCGGCGCTCGAAGTGGTGGCCTGTTCCTGCTTCTCGATTTCCGCTTGCAGGTACTTGTGAAAATTGCACTTGTACCCGCCATGCACGAAGTCGAAGTCAGTCCAGACCGGGATGTACTTCTTGTACCGCGCAACGTAGTCATCGCAGAACGAGAAGTCCTCACCAACGAATCGGTTTTCCTCGTCCAGCTTCGTGTAGAACAGGCGCGGTACGGGGCCGTCCTGTCCGTGTATGTTCATCTGCTCCGCATCGGCCGCCATTTCCTCGATCACGTCGCGGCGGATACACAGGAAGCCGGTCGGGACACGGTTGCACATGAGCCACCCGTCCTCGACCCACAGGCCGCCCATCTCGGGGTGCGGCTGCCACTTCGCCGGATAGTCCTCCGGTTCCTGCCGCCGCCGGTACACGCCCGCGCAGATCGGCAGACCCGCTTTCACCAGTCCAATGAAGGCTCGCGGCTCGAACTTGAGGTCCGAGTCGATAAAGAACAGGTGCGTGCAGGTCTTGAACTGCTCCTGCTCCAGAAACATCTTGACGAAGATGTTGCGTGCCAGGTCGATGAAAGCCCCGTTGCCCATTACCCCGGCCGTCATGTTCACCTGATAGAGCGGCGAACAGAACGCGGCTTCCGCCAGCGATTGCGAATAATCGCAGTCCACCTTGCCGTCATAGGCCGGTGTCGCAATGTAGACGTGACCCCGCTCCGGTGCTTCCTTCTTGCCTAGCCTTCGTTCAGACATCAAGCCTCCGTAAGAGAGCGGGGGCCGAAGCCCCCGCCCGGTTGGTTCACCAGCCGATTAGCTGATGAGGTCCTGCTCGTACATGTGACGCACCGCCAGCTCGGGATAGAGCGGAGCGAAGCCCCACAGCACGTCGAAGCGCCCGGCGACCGTATCGGTGCCGATTGCGTACTGCTGCGCCCAACGCATCGAGATACCGTCGAAGTTCTCGCGTGCGCCTTTGGCTCCAAACTGACCCACGTCAATGAGGTCAGCCGTGCCAAATACGAAGGCGTCTTCATGGAAGAACAGATCCTGACCGAACGCGCTCGAGGCCGCGCCGATACGAGTGACCGTGAGGCCATCCGTATTCGCCACGCCCGACAGTACTGCGTTCTGGTAGGCATTGCCCGAACCGTAGATCAGCCCCGGCTTGACGGTGATCGTCACCGTGCCGGCCGTCACTACAGTCGCATCCGACTGAACGACAAACTTCTTCTTGCGGCCGAGGTTCGCCTTCGTCTCGGGGTGAACCTCGTATACGCCGTCGAAAGTCACAACGTCGCCGGCCTTGACGGTCCCGCCCGAAGTCGCGCCATCAATGTCGATGCTGGTCGTGGACACCCAGGCATTCGCCGTGGTGCTGGTGCCGAGCGCAGCGCCCGTGGTCAGCGGAGTGCCGGCCAGGGAGCCAGTCGTGTGGGTCGGAAGCAGGGTGTTCTCGTACACCTCGAAGCCGCCCGTCTCGAGCAGCCTGCCCTTGCGGAACTGGTTGCTCAGGTTCGACTGCGCGTTGAACAGCGCCTTGGTCGCGTCCATGAACTCCACCACTGACACCGGGCTCAGGCACGCCGTCCGAGCGGACGACGGGCCGAGGTTCTCAGTGATGTACTGACCGGCCTGGTGGAAGTTCTTGTAGGTGATAAACGCATTCGTCGAGCCGTTCACCGTGTTGGCTACCGACTTGTACGCGACTGCGAACGCATCGCCTTCGATCTTCGCTGCGAGCTGCGCCATTGCCGGGTCGAGGACGCGCTTCGAGAAGTCGTCCAGGCTCATCGTCATTTCGCATTGTGTTCGCCTGAGTTCGCTACACTCAGACCGCCCTTTCGGGCTGCTGCATGTCGCCATGCAGAGCAGACTATCTCTTGACCCTTACGGGTCCGGTGCACTTCGGGTCGCTTGACCCTACGGGCTTTCGCCCTAGTCGTTACGCCTTCC